GGAACAGTTAATGTCTACACAACTAATGTTGTTGTCGGTAATGCTACATCGTTCACAACACAAGTTCTTGTAAATGACATTCTAACAATTAATAATCAAGTAAGACGAATTACTTCGATTACAAATAACCAACATTTGCTTGTAAATGCTGTATTCAGTAATGCAGGAACCGACAATGTAGCATTTCTCTCGAATGTAGTCGTTCTCGGTAGTGGTACTTCCTTTGACACAGACATTGATATTGGTGATATTATTACTGTGAATAGCGAAATCCGTGAGGTAACTTTCGTCAGTGCAGCAGATCGACTTGAGGTGAATGCTGCATTTACATATCCAGCAAATACTCAATTGCTATATCTTCGTTCAAATGTTGTAACAGGATCTGGAACAAACTTTGATCCACAAATTAATGTTGGCGATATAATCACAATCAATAATGAGCCTCGTCGGGTTACGGTAGTTACAAACGACACAACTCTACAAGTGAATGCTAACTATACACATCATGCAACTGGTGCATCGATTTATAAACAAAATAATATTATTCTTGGTGCTGGTACGAACTTCACAGGACAGCTCGCTGCAAATGATATTATTACGGTAAATAATCAAACTCGCGAAGTCATAACGGTAACTGATGGAACTCATATAACGGTTAATGCACCATTTATCTATTTTGGTACAGGAAACTCTATTCATAAACTTCAAAATACTATCGTTCAAATCTCTGGCAATGTGAACGCTATTTCTGATATGATTGTTGCAGGTGATAATCTGTCCTTTAATATTGCAGTTGCAAATGTCTATAAGGCTCAAACAGGAACGGTGCAGGTATTTACACAAAATGGTAAGGTTGTGGGAACTGCAACTGCCTTCAGCGCAGACTTGGTTGTTGGCGATTTCGTCACCGTAAATAATGAGATTCGACAAGTTGTAAATATTGCAAGCGGAACAGTTATGAATGTTAACTCCGCATTTGAAGATGCTGCAACTGGAACAACCTTATACAGAAGAGCCACAGTACAAAACGCAAATGTTGTCTCGATATCTTCTAATAACATCACATTAAATATCGCTGTTCCAGCGAATGTGTCTGGATTAGTTTATCATGTGATTCCAAACTACTTCATTGGTCAAACTTTACCTGGAACTGTAAATGTACTATCAAGTAGTGTTGTCGTTACGGGTAATACGACATCGCCAAATGTAACTTACTTTGTTGGTAATGTTGCAGTCGGAATGAGTATCACTGTAAATAATGAAACTCGAGTTATTGCATCAATCACTAATAATGATACTCTAACTGTCACATCTGCATTCACTAATGCAGCGCAAGATAAATATTTGACCACGAATCAATCATATGACTATAGGGTCGTAACTCTAACTAAAGATCTTGGATAAACAATGAAAGCATTAATCTCGCCATATTTCGGTAAGTTCCTTGCAGAGGACATCAAAGAACAGTTCTCAAATGATGCCAATGTCTATATTGGTATTGGAAGATCTGTAGAATTTGGTTCCTCTGTGACAGATGTGGATCCTGTTCTTTATTCTACAATTGATATTAACTCAATCTATAGAAATCTTATTGGATTAAAGAAAATTCAATCTAGCGATATGCAGTTAGTTGTTGCTCGTAGAGATTGGGCTTCTGGAATAACCTATGACCAATATGAAGATCATGTGAATATGTTTAATTATATCGATATTAATAATATCGGTACTGCGAACGCAAATGCAAATACTACACTAGCAGGAACAGTAAATATCACAGCATCAAATGTTGTTGTTGGTAGTGGAACTTCTTTCTCAAATTATATTTTTCCTGGTGATCAAATTGCAGTCAACCTTGCTACAAAAACGGTTGTTTCTGTCACAAACAATGATCATTTGGTAGTAAGTAGCAATTTTGCAAACACAAACACTGGTGGGTCAATCGTTCTTGTTAAGAATACCAAAACTCTTGTCGCAAACTCTGCAGACTTCACTGCTCGTTCAGTGGGAGATGTCGTAAGAATTAATACTGACGACCGAGAAATTGTTGCAATTCGAAGCAGCAAAGTTATTTCTTTAAATGCTGCGCTAACTTATTCAAATTCTAATATTACTGTTTCTACGGTTTCCAATACCTATCCACTGACTGCAAATAATTTCTATATTCGCAATAGTCGTGATCAGGTGTTTAAATGTATCTTTGACAATAATAATGCTGTTTCGACAGTAGAGCCAACTATTGATATTGATGGACAGTTACCAGAAAGTCCATTTATTTTGACAGGAGATGGATACAAATGGAAATATTTGTATACGATCCCTTCTGGTTTAAAACAAAAATTCTTTAATCAAAAGTGGATGCCTGTAATTACTGATCAGGCTGTGGTGGCTGGATCGGTTGACGGTGCAATTGACATTATTGAGGTTTTATGGGGTGGTTCTGGTCATGTTGCGGGAGGAAACTCTAATACTGCTCGCATCATATCCGTCACGGGAACTGACGGAGCAAATGCTAATCTGATGGCAAGAGTTGAGAGTGGTGTAATCACTGGTGTTACGATCTTGGCTGGTGGTAATAATTACACTCTCGGTACGGTGGAAGTCGATGATAACGATAAACTTGGTACTGTTACATTACCAGGAACAGTTAATGTTTCTGGTTCGATAGTCACAGCTAATCTCTCGAACAATCCATACTTCTTAGCCAATGTGTTTCCAAACGACATTGTCACTGTTAATGCAGAATCGCGAAATGTTGTTACTGTTTCTTCAACACAGCTCTCGTTGAATGCTGCTGTAAATAGTGCAGCTTGCACTCAAACTGCAGTAATTACTCGCTCAAATGCTGAGTTTAATATTCAGTTCTCTCCTCATGGTGGTCATGGATCTAATCCATTCGAGGAACTAGGGTGTCACACCTTAATGATTTCTACGGAATTGGTTAGATCCGAAAACGAAACAATTCCAGTAAGTCAGGTCGCCCAACTATTTGACTTTAATCAAGTTTCGATCATCCAGGATCCAATATATCGATTTGCGAATAATACGACTCGATACGCAAATTCTAACAATTTAAGAGCAACGACTCGTTTGTTTGTTGCTGATCCAGGTGTATCGAACTTCGTGCAAGACGAAACTGTTTATGTTGGTTCTACCGTTATCAATGCATCTGGTGTTGCTAATGTTGCTCACTGGGATCCAAACGATAACTATTTGTATATAAATAATATAACTGGTACTTTTGCCGTCCAAGAAGCGATAAAAGGCGAATCTTCAGGGATTTCTATTCCAATCATAGAAATTGCCAACTCGGAAATTAAGCCATTTAGTGGTACTTTGTTATATACTGAGAATCGCAAAAATGTTGTTCGACTAGACAATCAGATCGACCAGATTAAAATTATCCTATCATTCTAGGTAAAAAGACATGGAATTTAATATTGAACCGTATTATGATGATTTTGATGATAATGCGCGAGATAATAACTATATGCGCATTCTTTTCAAGCCAGGAAAGGCAGTCCAGGCTCGTGAACTTACGCAAATACAGTCTATTCTACAGAATCAGATTAAGCAATTCGGTGACCATGTTTTCCAAGACGGTTCCCCAGTTATTGGTGGTAATTTAACTCTCGATAACAAAGTTCGACACATCAAGCTCCTAGAAACTTTTAATAATGTCGATATTGAAATCGAAGATTTTGATCGCAAGGTTGTTCGAAACACTTCAGGATCAGTTCAAGCAAAAGTTCTTGCAACATACTTTCCAACCGACGGCATTCCTACTCTTGTTGTTAAGTATTTGACTGGTCTTGAATTCCAAGACGGTGATGTGATTAAAATTGCTGGATCAACCACACAAGCCCAGTTAATTGCTTCTAACGCTAGTGGTCAAGCCACAGTTGTTTCTATTAACGAAGGCGTGTTTTATGTCGACGGATTCTTTGTTCAAGTCTCTGATCAGACAGTTGTCGCAGCGGCTTATGATGTAACTGCGAATGTTAAGATCGGTCTTGAGATTAATGATACAATTGTTGATAGTGAAATTGATACGACCCTATTAGACCCTGCTCAAGGATCATTTAACTATCAGGCTCCAGGCGGCGATCGTTATCAGTTTAATCTAACACTCTCAACTCGTCCACTTGATTCTATCATTGACGAAGCACAATTCTTCGAATTAATGCGTCTTGAAAATGGTATTATCACCAAACAAGTCAAATATCCAATCTATGCAGAGTTAGAAAAAACTCTTGCTCGTCGCACCTTCGACGAATCTGGTGACTATACTGTTCGCCCATTCCGCGCATCCGTAATGGATGGCACTGATGCAAATAACTATACAATCATCATTGAGCCAGGAAAAGCATATGTTAAGGGTTTTGAATTCGAAACCCTCGGACAAGTTAAGATTGATGTTGAAAAACCAAGAAGCGCAGCTGATGTAAAATCAATTGTTGATGTTGATGTTGACACCTCTTCTGGAAATTATCTTTATGTAACATCAATTGTATCTCCAGGGCAGGGTAATGCCTTTATTAACATTGCTGCCATGGAAAAGGTTGATATTCACTGTGGTACTGCAACACAAATCAATGTCGGTCTCGGCAGTTCTGCTGCAAATGGATTTATCTATCAGAATACAAAGATCGGTACAGCAAGAGTTCGCGACTTTGTTCGCGAAGACAATAGCACTGAATCAATTGTCGACGGTAATGGTGTATACAGAATTTATTTGACAGATGTTAACATTGTTCCTAAAGTATTGCGTGCCGCTGGAACACACACTTCAAATACGATCAATGTTGCCTCTGGTCAATTTATGCCGAGAACAAATGGATTGTATTCGAATGTTTCACTAACAATTCTTCCAATTAAACTAGATGCAGTTGCTGATGTTTATGCATCATATGCTAACGCATTTAATGTGAATGCAAACTCTAGTGGAACATTTGCAGGTAAGATCTCTGTTGGTGATATTATTCGTGTTGGCGACTTTGCAAAAGAAGTTGTTAGAGTTGATACAGGAAATCTCGTCGTTAACTCAATATTCTCTTATGCATTAGCAAACTCTGCATCAAATCCAGTGCTTGTCTATAAGCAAACTGCACATACACAAAATGTTGGTGGGCAAACAAGAACTATTGCAAACTCGTGGTGGCAATCAAATTATGCCACTCTCCAATTAGATCGTCCATTTGATAATCTAGGTGTGCCAGATTCAAATACGGTATTCCAATTAAACTTTGGTGTAGATGACGCTGAGTGTATAGTTTCTGGTCTTGCCGTCGCAAATTCATTGCTTGCAAATGTTAATACAGCAATGAATGTTGCCATTGATTCAAAACTCATCAGCGGCGATGTTGTATTGTCTGAACCACAAGACAAGGTGTTCATTTACCAGCTTCCTGGAACATTTGTTGCAAGAACATCAATCAATAATGTTGATTATGAGCACGACAAGGCTATTTTAAATAAAACAGTTTCGGTCGGTTCTCCTGGTGTCTTCATTATCGGTGCAGGTGATCTCTCAACAGCAACAATTCCGTGGTCAGGAACAACAAGCTCTATTCGTCAAAACCTTGTGATTGCAGTTCGCGATAATGGTGGTTCAACTACTCCGAATGGTGCAATATTAAATCTTACATCAGCGAATGTGACTGTCACATCAAGCCAGATTACAATTGATACTGGTGATGCTTTATTACAATCAATTGATGCAATTATTCGTGTTAAGGTTAATGATGCTGAAGATCTAATTCGCACAAAGACATATTATGCAGATTCCTCTTTTAGCGCAGATCCGTTCACATACCCATCATCAAACGCTACTCAAAATACTGAGGTTTCCATAACAAATCTTGGACATGTTGCATCACTAAATCTTGCAAATGGTTTAATTTGGCTTTCAAATCCAACATATAACGCTGTCCGTCCAGGCGATTCAATTTCATTGTTCCTTCCAGATGTGGTAAAGGTCAATAAAGTTCTCATGGGCAACACAACGCATTATCCAGATGTTGATAATGTTGAAGACATTACTGAAAGATTTGTTTTTGACTATGGTCAGCGCGACGACAAATATGACCATGCAAAAATAATTTTGAAGCAGGGCTACAGTACACCTTCTGGTAAACTCCTTGTTCATGTAAACTTCTACCACCACATTTATTCTTCTACGAATAAACTATCATTCTTCGGTCCGTCTTCATATGGCGCAGATCAATATGACGATAATTTAATTCCAGTATATACAGATACAAATGGAAACATTTTGTATCTACGAGACTGTTTAGATTTCCGTCCATCTCGACCAGTTGGTGATGTTGCAGATACATTCAATGTTCCAAACTTCCCGCACCCAGATTCAACAACTGAGTTGTCATTTGACTATTACCTACCTCGTATTGACAAACTTGTGTTGTCAAAAGATAAAGAGTTCCGAGTAATTAAGGGTAAGTCTGCAGTTATTCCATCTATTCCAAAGGATGACGATGACGCAATGACCATGTATACATTGCGCTTGCCTCCATATGTTAATGATGTTCAAGATATTCGAACAGAATATAATGAAAATCGACGCTTTACTATGAAAGACATTTCAAGTATTGATAAAAGAGTGCAAAAACTCGAGTTCTTTGTCTCGCTAAACAATGTTGAAAATCTAGCCATGAATGATAAGACATTGTACGAAGATAACACAGAAAAAGAAAAGTTTGGTATTGTTGGTGAAAACTTCCGCAACTTCTCGATTGCTGACTTTAAAGATCCAGGATTTAGTTGTGCGCTTGATCAAGGTTTCTTAACACCAAGAACAACTACATTACCGCTTGCATTTAAGAATAAAGTATTGGCTGATATGAAGTTGAATAAGAAAACAATTTCATTGAACTTCACAGAAACACCAGCAATTTCTCAAAACCTTGTTTCAGATAAGGCGGTATCTGTACAACCATTCTTGTTTGGTCAGTTCAATGGCATTGTAGAAATGGCTCCAGAAACTGATTTTTGGACTGACAATCAACTCAAGCCAGAAATTATTACTGTTCCAGAAAGAGTTCGCATTGAACACACGACAGTAATTAAAGAAACGATTATTGAAAAACAACCACAAATTACAATTGAGCAGATCTTCCCAACAAGAAATGTGGAAACGATCATCATTCGTGAACCTGCGGTTCTTCCACCGCCACCTTTACCACCTGATGAGATTATTGTCAAGCATCCACCTCCACCAATTATTGTTGATCCACAACCAGTGGAGCCACCTCCACCAGCTCTTCCACCAGAGCCACCACCACTACCATGGGAACCGCCACCACCTCCACCACCTCCACCAGAGATCATCGATATCGGTGTTCCGCCAGAGGTGCCGATTTGGATCCCAATCGAACCACCACCTCCAGAACCAGAGCCAGTGGTTGTTGTAAAACAGCCAATTCGTACTGGTGGTGGCGGCTGTGTTGTTCTAGAAAGTTTTGTTCCTCTTATTGAGCAAAAACTTTACAATGGTAATCCTGTCACGCAAGCATATATGCTCATGGATGGTATGGATATTCTTCTTGCTAACGAAGTCTCGCTTGAAACTGTCGTTGGTAAGGTTGTTCATAGCGGAATTGAATGGCAACCATGCGTAAGAATTACAACTGAATGCGGAACATCTCTCGTCTGCTCAACAACCGCTCCAATACCAACCTTAAATAATGGTGTGATGAAGGCACCAAATTTGATTGGGCAAATGATTGGTGTAAATAAAGACAATGAGTCTGCTTGGAAAGAAGTTGTAAGTGTTGAATACCTCGGTGAGAAATTTGTTCGTGGTATCGATACTGGAAACAATAGTTTCTGGGCTGGTGAAACTGAGGGAGCGTATATTCTCCACCATAATATGCGATTCGAGTATGACGATTTAGAATTTAAAAAGAAATGATTTCTAGGAAAAAAAGAACATGATTAAAACAGAGTTTGGAACAGTAGTTGTCGATACAAATCTTGTGCCATATATGCGCACAAGAGATATCGAATTTACTGGTAGAAATCTAAAGCCAGGTAAGATAGCATCAATCTTTTTTGATGACATTGCAGTAAATCGATTTTGTCAGGTTGCAAATAAGGTAGAAATTGACGCAAAGAAAGTTATTGCTTTCTCGTCAAATTCTTCTACTGCGCCTACTTCTGGGCAGTTAGTTTACCAAGGAACTTCAAGCGCATCAAATACATTTTCTGCAATTGTAGACACTTACTTTTCTGGAAATAGTTCTTTTGTTCTTCGCTCTCAATCAGGCAATTTTGACCCTTCTGCCTCAATTTTCGTTGAGAATGGATCTTTTGTCACATATGCAAATCTATCAATTATCAGTGCTACTGAATATGATAATTCTGACTCTTTCTATCCAGGCGAGGGTGTAATCGCTACTGGTGCATTAGGCGACAAAGTGTTTGCGAAAGTTATCGCAACAAGCGGTGACGATGTTGTTTATCTAAATCAAAATTTCCACAACTTAAATGTTGTGGCAACTTCTGGATCAACTCTAGCAGATTACTCGTCAAAGTTTAGAGTTGGCGACCTTGTATATCAAACAGCTGACGGTGCAGCAAGATATGATCTTGCATCATTCCGTGCACATATTGAATATATTAATTTAACAGACGGAAGAATTGCTTTAAAGCCAATTGATGGCTATATGCTTGCCAATGCTACAAGCACAAGCACGAATGCAAATGTCAGATTGTGGTGTATTACTGATACTGCTTCACCAAAACCACTTCATATTCAAACATTTAATGAAACAGGATTCCCAGTTGGTTCTTATGTTAAGAGTGTTGCAAACTCTGCAAATATTAAGATCACATCATACACTCATACCTCTGGTGTTCTTGCAAATACATTAAATTCTGGATTGACGCAAGTATTGCTTCCAACCAGTGCAAACACCTCAGGTGCTGCTGGCAATTTGATTTACTTTACTTCTGGAACATCAGCTGGATCTTTAAAACTAATTACAGCTGTAAGTGGAAGAACTGTAACTCTTGATTCAGCACTTGACCTAGATTACTCTTCAAATACACATTATTCTATCGGCAACTTTGTTGTCGATGACACCAGCTGTTTAGCTGGCGTGTTTCAGGTTCCAGCATTCCCTGGATTTAAATTTAAGACAGGTAATCGTGTTCTAACAATTACTGATACTTCTACAGTTGATGATCCAGATTACGCAATGCGTGCCGCTGGTTCGTTTATGTCGAGTGGTATTCTAAAAACAACACAGCGAATTCAGACAACACCAACACTTCAGCCAATGCCTGAGGTTGATGCTGATGCACTAATTCGTCCTGTTGCTCCGTCAGAGCGATCATATAATAGTGATGCTGTAAAGAATCCAACAACTGCGTCTACTGGATCAACGACACCTCGTATTAATCTTGGCGATGGTTTGTCTCAAACATTCTTTACGCCAAAACCAAAAATTAATGCGAATAAACAAGACTACGGTATGTTCGTAACTTCTGTGGATCTATTCTTTAAGAGCAAGCCATTGACATCACTTGGTTCAATGCAGCTTCCAATTACATTGAAGATTGCAGAAGTTCAAAATGGTTATCCAACAAAGAACTATCTTGCCGCTAAAACAATTCAGTGTAAAGATGTTAAGATTTCTAATGTTCCAAGCACAGGAAACTCAGCAACGGTTACAAAGTTTACTTTCGATGATCCAGTGTTCTTAGAACCATCTCGAGAATACGCACTCGTTCTTGGATCTGACTCTCCAGATTATGAGGTGTTCATTGCAGAAATTGGTGCCGATGTTCTTGGTGTAACACCATCTCGACGCATTTCTGAACAGCCATATGCTGGTTCATTCTTCCGCTCACAAAACTCATCAACTTGGACACCATATCAAAATCAAGATTTGATGTTTGTGATTAATAAGGCTGTATTCCACAACTCTGGTGATGGTACTGCTCAGTTTGCGCTAGACTCTGCTCCAGAAGCAAACAACTATGTTGATAAAGTTATCTTGCTTGCTTCTGATCTTGATTTCCCTGTTACCGATCTTTCATATAGCCTCCGTGGAATATATGCAAATGGTAGCGGCACAACTCAAGAGGGTGCAAGCGGTGTTGAATTGACTAAATTCTCGCCACTTGAATATGGCGCATTACTTGATAAGTCAAATAAGACTTCTATCAATCGCCGTAAGTTGCTCAAGGGAGATGCAAATAGTTTTATATTGAGTTTAACGATGTCTACACCAGACCCAGACATTTCGCCAATTGTAAACATTGAAAGACTTGGTTTGACAGCATCGAAGTATCTCGTCGATAATGCAGGTATCCCAAATACAACCATCTCTCTATTAGGTTATGGTACTGGATATAATGCAACAATAACTGCAGCAAATGTTTCTAATGCACAAGAAAATGTATTTGGAACTAGTGTTTCTACACTAGTAGCAAATGCTGCACTATATCGCCAGTATATCTTTGCAAATAATGCAAATATTGGATTCTATGCAATTAACATTTCTGGTGGTGGTGGTTCTGGTGCAACTGGCTTTGCTGTCGCAAATACTAATGGTGATGATAGAGTTAATTATGTTGTTATCACCGATCCAGGCAGTGGCTATCTAACTACTCCAACAATTCAAATCGTATCTGGTAATGCTACACCAAACGCGAATGCAACAGCAGTTATTGCTGGCGAGACAGGTAAGTCTGGCGGTAATATTCAAGCCAAATATATTAGTCGCGAAATCGTTCTTGAAGATGGATTCGAGTCTGGTGACATGAGAGTGTTTATGGACGCAATTCGCCCAACAGGAACAGATATTAATGTTTATTATAAGGTTAAGTCTGTAGAAGATAACGATCGTTTTGCAGATAAGAGCTGGCAGTTAATGCAAAAGGTAAAGAATACATATTCTAAGAGCGCAAGATCTTTAATTGGATTAGAGTTTAGACCAGATCTGCTTGAAAATAGACTCGCTTATGTTGAAAATGGAACAACTTATCCACTCGGCGGTAAATTTAAGTCGTTTGCTGTTAAGGTCGTCTTAACAACAACCGATGCATCATTAGTACCAAAGATTAGAAATCTTCGTGTGATTGCAACTCCAGAGGGTTAATGTATGGAAGTCAGGGCAAGGGTTAAAGAAAATCCTGATTTTGTGAAAGATGAGAGAGGAATTGCGGTTTTAAATACAAACAAAGCAGCTGTCTCAAAACACGAATTAAAGATGGCGGAGTTGCGCCGTCAAAAGCAAATAGACGACGACCTAAATAACCTGAAGTCTGAAGTTTCAGACATTAAGGGTATGCTTTCCCAAATTTTAAAAGCCGTTAGTGGCGAGAAATAGACATGGCAAATACAGTTAATGTAGGAATTACAACTAGTGCATGCACCTTTAATCAGTGGCGCATCACCGACAATCTCATGGCAAACGATGTCAACGAGATTGCTCGTGGCGACTTCATTAAAACTAGAGGAAGCATTGAACTAACAAATGGCAAAATCACACTATCCAATTCTTCTGGTGGTGTTATTCTTGATGTGTATGATGACACAAATATTGACGGAACTCTTACTGTAAAGGATATCGAAGTCGATAATACCACAGGTCATGTGTATGTCGATGCTGGTGATATTTGGTTCCGTCGTATGGGTTCGGCTGATCGTTTTTGGAGTAACACCAACACGACATTCTTCTGCGCAAATGTTTCTGTAACTAATGCCGAATTCGGAACATTAAATGTTAATAATCAATTAACAACTGTCAACACAACAGTTTATAATATTGCGAATACAAGTTTACAGGCAACGATGAATGTTCATCCTGCGAATACTTGGTTCTTTGGCGCAAATGTTAATGTGCAAAATACTGGTTCTGGATCTTTAAATGTATACAATCGATTGACTCATGTCAACTCTGGCAATGTCTATATCGGAAACAATGACCCCGTTTCTAAGTTTATCGTCGAGTCGCAAAATGCGATCTTCTTTGGAACGAATGTTGTCATTTCAAATACTACCACTGGCACATTTAATGTTGATAATCGAATTGTACTCGTCACATCACCAAATGTAATCTATGCGAATACGCATTCAAGCGCAAGATTCAATGTGTTCCCAAATACATTCTTCCACGGTGGTGAAGTAAACATTGCAAATACTGCAATGACAACGACATTCAATGTCCATGCTCAAAATGCGAACTTCGTTGGAACGAATGTTAATATTTCTAATACGACTGTCGGCGGCACATTCAGCGTTAACTCAAATACCTTCCTTACTGCGGCGAATGTAACATTCGCAAACATCGGTCCAGGTGGTACGGTTAATGTTGCAACTAATACAAACTTCTTTGCTGCTAATGTTCTTGTATCAAATACAACTGTCGGCACATTGAATGTTGATAATCGTCTCGTTGCAATCAGTGCACCAAATACGATCATCTCAAACACTCATGGTGATGCGCGATTTAATGTCTATCCAAATACCTACTTCTTTGGTGGGCATGTTAATATTGCGAATGTTTCACAGGGTGCAACATTTAATATCACTCCAAATACTTTTATACTAGCAAATGCAAATCAGTTTGGAACACTTAATGTAACAAACAATGTTGCAGTTTATAACCTTGCTGTGAGCAATAATGCAACTGTTTCTTGGAATGTGACTGCTGGTAATGTTTATGTTAATGGAAATACGAGCACTGGTAATTTAGAATCGCGCGGAAATGTCACAGCAGTTGATACGATTAGTGTTTCAAATACAACGACTGGCAATGGTATTATTGCAGCAAGTGCAAATATTTACGGTAATAATATCGTAGCCAAGGCAAATGTTCTTGGAACCAATGCAGTATTGACACAGAACACAACCTCTGGAAATGTCATCGCTGCAAATGTGATTGTTTCCGAAGTGATCACAGTATCTAATGTAACTACTGGAAACGGTGTTGCTGTTCAATCTGCAAACATCTACGGTAATAACATAATTGCGAAAGCAAATTTTGCTGGTTCGAATGCAGTATTAACTCAAAATGTTTCTGCTGGAAACATCGCAATCACGCAAAATACGACGACAGGAAATCTAGTCGTAACGCAAAATACAAGCAGTGGTAATGTTTCTGCTGCGAATGTAATTGTTTCTCAAGTAATTACAGTATCTAATGTAACAACAGGTAATGGTGTTGCGGTCGAATCTGCTAATGTTTATGCAAATAATCTTGTTGCTAAGAATAATGTTCTAGCACCACAAATTAATGCAACAACCAATCTAAACACTGCTTACCTATATGTCTCAACTCTTACGAATGTTTCTTGTGCTAATATTACTACACTATTTGTTCAAGATCTAACAGTAACCAATCCAATTGCTGCTCCTGCAGAAACTAGTGGATCAGCATATCGCCTTCGCGTCGGTCAAGGATCAAGAGAAGATGGTTACTTTGGATTGAATCTTGGTTCTACCGCAAATGGAAATGCTTGGATTCGTTTTGATACTTCAGCTGGTAATGTTTGGCGTGTAACTGCAAATAGCACTGAAGGAACTTACTATACTATCTTAACTAGCCAGAATCTTTCTGATTCAATTACTACAACTGATTCTACAAATGCAGGATCTTTGACCGCAGTTAAGAGTGCAGCTGATATTGCGAAAAATGCTTATGCTTCTTCTAATCTTGCAGCAAATACTGTTGCAGTTTACGCAAATGATGCGGTTGTTCTTGAAAAATCTAATGTCAACTTCAATAACTCTGCATCAATTAATGTTGCTGCTGGTGCTCACGGATCATTCAGTAATCGTTCCAATGTTGCGTTCACATTAAACACTGCATCGATATCTTCAGTTGGTACGCTCACAACACCAACTACTCTTGCGACAAATGTGACAGTTTCTCAGAGCCTTAATGTTTCTGGAAATATTACTGGCACATTGAAGTCAACAAAGGATTACTTAAATACTTCGACTGTTTCTGGTGCAGTAAGTGTTGACTTGAATGGTGGAAACTGGTTTAAATATACACTATCAGGAACACCAACCTTCACCTTTGCAAATGCTCCAGTTTCTGGAACTGCAATGACCGTAACACTACTTGTGTTGCAAAATGGTACTGGTGGTTACACGCCAGCATGGGGTAATACAATCTACTGGGCTGGCGGTCTCGTTCCTCCAGCATCTACTGGAGCAAATAAACTTGATATGTGGACATTTACAACAACTGATGGCGGATCTTCGTTTATCGGAACATTGGCTGTTAAAGACGCGAGATAATCGCTATGCCAAGACCGTTTGAGTTAAATAAAACATGGATAGTTGGACCGTCTAGAGGCACAACTACATTTAATGCTCCAGGAAGCATTACAATCGACTATGGTCGCCATGTTGCTAAAGTTTCAGGTCGTGGTGGATCTGGAAACTCACCAGTAGCATCTGCTTGGGTTACAAATTATAATACCAATTATAATGTTGCTTATCCAATTGCAAATCAACCAGCTACTGCTTGGACAATTACATACTCACCAAATTATAATGTCATCTATCCGATTGCAACTCAGCCAGAAGCCACTCGACCAGCAACAACTTGGTCAATCAACTATAACGCTGGTGTTTATCCAATTGCAAATCAACCAATCGCAAATCAGCCAGCAACAACTTGGTCAACAAACTATAATACAATCACATATCCAATAGCCAACCAACCAGCAACTGCTTGGGTTACAAATTATAGTACCAATTATAATGCAATCACATATCCAATAGCCAACCAACCAGCAAATGCATGGGCGACTAACTATAACACCAATTATAATACAATCACATATCCAATAGCCAACCAACCAGCAAATGCATGGGTAACTAACTACACTATCAACTATAATGCTCTCACATATCCAGAACAAGCTCGTCCAGTAACAACTTGGTCAACGAACTATAATATTGCAAACGGTCCAGAAGCCACTCGACCAGCAACAACTTGGTCAATTAATTATAATTTAATTTATCCAGAACAAGCTCGTCCAGTAACTGCATGGACGACTAATTATAATGCATTAACATATCCAGTCACTGCATATAATGCTGGTAATCGACCTGTAAATGCATGGACTACAAACTATAATGCTATTGTCTATCCTGAAGCAAATCGACCTGTGACTGGATGGGTTATCAATTACAACACTAATTATAATGCTATTGTCTATCCAGAAGCCAACAGACCAATTACTGCATGGTCTATCACATATAATGCACCAAATACAACATGGACTGGTCAAATAAATCAATATTTCTTTGATGAACAAAATTTTGGGTCAGGTAGTCAATCTTGGAATGTGTATGGAACTGGTCCATGTCCACCAAGCGAAAATGGCACAATGTCTCCACTTCCTGGATATGTATCCTATGCCACTACTTTTCCAGGACAAGATAATTTATCGTTCATAAGTCCAGGTGGCTATCTAGTATATTACTATACTTATTCACAAAGCACATGCGATACAGTACCTGGAAATGAATCTGGGAGACCATCCACTGCTTGGGCAATTAATTACAATGCTGGCGTTTATCCAATTGCAAATAGACCAGAACAAGCAAGACCAGCAGTTGCATGGACGGTCAATTATAATGCTGGTGTTTATCCAATTGCAAATCGACCAGCAACTGCATGGACAATTAATTATGGTGTAACTTATGCTCCTGGTGTTTATCCAATTGCAAATCGACCAGCAACTGCATGGACAGTCAATTATAATGTCGCAAATGGACCAGAAGCAAATCGACCGATAACTGCGTGGACAATCAACTATAATCTAATTTATCCAATTGCTACTCAACCAGCAACTGCATGGACAATCAACTATAATGCTGGTGTTTATCCAGAACAAGCAAGACCAATTGTTAACCAACCAGCAACAGTATGGTCAACTAATTACAACACTGGTGTGTATCCGATCGCGAATCAACCAATTGCCAATCAGCCAGCAACAACTTGGTCAACTAATTACAATACTGGTGTGTATCCGATCGCGAATCAACCAATTGCCAATCAACCTTCTAATGCATGGTCAACAAATTACAACGCTGGTGTATATCCGATCGCGAATCGACCCGTAAATGCATGGGCGACTAACTATAATACTAACTACAATACAATCACATATCCAGAAGCCAACAGACCAGTTACTGCTTGGACTATCAACTACACTACAAACTATAATGTTGCTTATCCGATCGCGAATCAACCAGAGTCTGGTCGCCCAGCAACAACCTATAGTACAAACTACAATATCGCATATCCGATTGCAACTCAGCCGATCGCAAATCAGCCGATAACCGCATACACTCCTGGAACTGTGGGCACCCCAACAACAGTTCTTGGTGTATATCTTCCTGGAGGACCAGTTTCTACAGTTGCTCCTTATGTTCCAGCAACAGAAGTTGTCTATTGGAGTTTCCCAGACTATCAGACACACCCAGTCTCAGTGCCTCCAGGTGGATATGTTGATATTCAGATTGAATAAAACCTAAGAATAAAAACGAATAAATAAGTACATGCTCTGATTGCAGAGTCGTGTCTTCACGCAAATTTTGGAAAGATAATGCCAAGAAGTACGGATTTAGGTAAAAGTTGGTTGGGTGGTGGTTCCCGTGGATCGCAAACTTTTAATGCACCTTCCTCTTTAACAATCCCATATGGTCGATATAAAGGGACTGTCACAGGTCGTGGCGGTTCAGGTAATGCTCCAGTTTCTTCTGCCTGGACAATCAATTACAACACCAACTATAATGTCGCATATCCGATCGCGAATCAACCAGAAGCCGCTCGACCATCTACTGCTTGGACCATCAACTACAACACGAATTATAATGTAGCCTATCCTTTGGCGAATCAACCAGAGGCTGCTCGTCCTTCCACTGCTTGGACGATCAATTACAATACAAACTATAATGTCGCGTATCCGATTGCGAATCAGCCAGAAGCCACTCGTCCATCAACTGCATGGACCATTAACTATAATGTCGTGTATCCGATCGCGAATCAACCCGCAACCGCTTGGACGATCAATTATAATACAAATTACAATGTTGCTTATCCATTAGCGAATCAACCAGCAACAGCTTGGACGATTAATTATAACACGAATTATAATGTGGCATATCCGATTGCCAACCAACCAGAAGCTGCAAGACCAGCCACTACTTGGTCTATTAACTACAATGTGGCATATCCGATTGCAAATCGTCCAGAGGCAGCGCGACCAGCAACTACTTGGTCTATTAATTATAATGTGGCATATCCAATCGCAAATCAGCCTGCAAATGCATGGACTATCAACTATAATACAAACTATAATGTTGCATATCCAATTGCCAACCAACCAGCGAATGCTTGGGTAATCACTTATAATACCAACTATAATGTTGCATATCCGATCGCGAATCAGCCAGAATCTGGTCGACCAGCAACGGCGTATAGCATAACCTATAACACAAATTATAATGTCGCGTATCCAATTGCAAATCGTCCAGAGCAAGGTCGACCTGTAACTGCTTGGTCAACAAACTATAATGTAGCATATCCAGTTGCGAATAGACCAGAACAAGGTCGCCCAGTGACTGCATGGTCAACAAACTATAATGTAGCATATCCAGTTGCGAATAGACCAGAAGCTGCAAGACCAGTAACTGCTTGGTCAACAAACTATAATGTTGTTTATCCAGTTGCAAATCAACCAGTTGCAAACTACAATCCAGCAAATAGTTTTAATCATTATAGTAATAGTTATACTTATAATAGTAACAGCGGCAGTTTCTACTACAGCGGTGCAGGAGATCCAGCGCAGCCAGGTTGCCCATCACCATTCTATCAATCAGAAACATTTTATTACTTCTTTCCAGCACTGGTTGTTGAAACCTATACCGCATTTGTTTGCACACCTGTTGGCAATAATGCGAACTATAACACAAACTATAATGTTGCGTATCCGATTGGTACTCAACCAGCAACTGCATATGCAATTAACTACAATACCAATTATAATATCGCATATCCGATTGCAAATCAGCCAATTAATGCATACACTATTTTGTATAATACAAACTATAATGTTGCATATCCGATTGCGAATCAACCGATCAATGCATACACTATTTTGTATAATACCAATTACAATGTTGCTTATCCAATCGCAAATCAACCAGAGTCTGGTCGACCAGTAACTGCATATACTATCACTTATAACACCAATTACAATGTTGCTTATCCGATTGCAACTCAGCCAGAATCGGGTCGACCAGTAACTGCTTGGTCAACAAACTATAATGTTGCTTATCCAATTGCAAATAGACCAGAACAAGCTCGTCCAGCAACAACTTGGTCAACGAACTATAATACAATCTATCCAGAAGCAAATCGACCTGTAAATGCTTGGACGATTAATTATAACACTAACTATAATGTTGCATATCCAGAAGCCACTCGACCAGTAAATGCTTGGACGATCAACTATAACACCAATTATAATGTCGCTTACCCAATTGCAAACAGACCAGAAGCCACTCGACCAGTAACTGCTTGGACATCTAATTATAATGTGGCATACCCAATTGCCACACAACCAGAACAAGCTCGTCCAGCAACAACTTGGTCAACAAATTACAATACAGTCTATCCTGAAGCAAATCGACCTGTGACTGCATGGACGATTAATTATAACACTAACTATAATACTGTGTATCCAATTGCTAACCGACCAGAAGCAACCCGACCTGCTACTGCATGGACGATTAATTATAATTCAAATTATAATGTTGTGTATCCAATCGCAACGCAACCAGAAGCGGCTCGTCCATCAACCGCATGGACTGTCAATTATAACACCAATTATAATGTCGCTTACCCAATTGCCAATCAACCAGAAGCTGCAAGACCAGTAACTGCATATACTCCAGGAAATGTTGGAACCCCAACAACAGTTCTTGGTGTATATCTTCCTGGCGGTCCTGTTGATCTATCTGGATTTGCTGGGAATCCTGGCACTGCCCCAACAGTTTCTCCAACTGTCGTCTCATACTATGACTATCCTGACAATAGTAACTATCCAGTGACTGTTCCTCCAGGTGGACAAGTAAATGTGACGCTTGAGTAAGTAAAAATCCGTAGAGAAATACTTGATAATTTTTCATAAATAGTTTATAATTTGAAGTTGCAATTGTTTTGAGGTGATTTATGCCATATCCTGTACAAAAATATGTACGCGAATTGAATCAATTTTGTATCGCAAATGAAGCATTTACGCAAGAAGAAATAGACAAGATCATTGATCTTGAAGATCTGCAAAAGTTCCAACGAGGTGGAGTTGGTGGCGGTGGTGGTGCAGGTCAAGTAAATAAAAAAGTTCGCGACAGCGATGTTATGTGGATTAACCACGAACAAAACTCAGACTGGCTATTCCAAAAATTTGCTCATTTGACAGCGATGGTCAATTATGATCATTTCATGTATGAAATTGACGGATTTGAAAATTTTCAATATACTGTCTACAAAGCAAAAAATAAGCAGCACTATGACTGGCATATCGATGCTGGCAATACTTATTCCAAATTTGAAAGAAAAATTAGCGCAACCATAGTGTTAACCGATCCTGAGGATTATGAGGGTGGTGAATTTCAATGCGTTCTTCATGGTCGTGTTGATGAGCCAATGACAATTAAACCAAAAAGAGGCGATGCAATTTTCTTTGCATCCTGGATGCCCCATCGAGTTGCACCTGTAACTAAAGGAACTCGTAAATCTCTTGTTTGTTGGGTGATGGGCGAAAGATCATGTTAAATTTGAAAAGAATGTTTGGTAATGAGATTATAGAGTTTTATTGCCATCCAAATCTAGAAGATCTTATTCCAGAACCAAAAGCAGCGATTAAAAATCTTCCAGAGTGGTTTAAAGATCTTGCGCCTACTTGTGAAGGACCAGAAGACCAAAGAGACGCATTTGGTAGCAAACTTATGAGTGCAAAAAAGTGTTTGCCAATGCTGGATGCAATGTCTCTTGGATATATGATTCCGCTCGTAGCAGATCTTCATATTCGCAGCAATCACGATAACACTCAAATTGAAGTCAAAAACCCTCCAGGGATAGTTGCTTGTGAGTTTCATGATGCAATTCAATTAGGTGGAAAAAACAAATTAGGCATCAAACATGGAAATGCACTCAAATTTATTAATCGATGGGTGATCAAAACAGCTCCAGGTTGGTCAACTCTTTTTGTACCACCGCTAAATCATTTTGACCAACCATTTACTTGTTTGTCTGGGTTTGTAGATACAGATGTATATCCAAAGGAAGTTAATTTTCCAGCAGTTTTAAAAATCTATGATGCAGATATACATCTACCCGCAGGGACACCAATCATTACTGCTATCCCAATCAAGAGAGATTCATTTCCGAAAAAACCAAAAGTGCGAAAAATGACTGCGAAAGAAATGAAAACTATTGAAAAAATTCAGCAAACTCAAGGCATGAGAACACATCACTATACATATGAATTGAGAAAGAGGGATTAATTATGGTTAATTGGTTTCGAAAAAATGATATTGACTTCAAATTTGCTGACACTGTAGAAGGAACAGTCTACCCACACTATCCTCCAGTTCTCGCAAAAGAGTTGAAACCTCTTAAGGAACATCAAGAGAGTAAATTTGGTGACTATAGATTTCCAGGATGTCCTGGAATGCATGATTATGCTCGTTTGGGATATATTATTCCAGCATGGACTAATTTTCACATCAAAGCAAACAAAGCAGGAACAGTAGTTATTGCTGGTAGCAGAGGTGAAGATGCACTAAAACGAGCAACGATGGTAAAACAACCACAACAAATGGCGCGAGATATTACTGATGGTGCATATACTCCAGAAGGTGGAATAGAAAATACAATTTGGAATTGCCCTGGAGCATGGAGAATTCATGGATATGGTAAGGTTTCGTGTTTACTCCTTCCTGCCTTTTTCCATTCTAACTTTTTAGATGATCTTTATGTTTATCCTGGAGTTGTTGACTATAATGGATTCACAGTTATTAATTTTATTTTCTCAGCAAAACGACCTTGCGAGGTTGAAATTAAAGCAGGTGATCCTGTACTGCAGGTAATTCCATTTATCACATCTAAAGATATTGTTGCTTCTTATGGACCAGCAACACAATACGAAAAAGATTGTAGTAAAGTGTCTAAATGGTTTCATGAAACGAATTTTTACAGAAGATATTTTATGATCCGAAAGAAATTTAAATTGATCAAGGATTTTGAATGAAAAAGATATTTGTAAATGTTTGCTCATATAGAGACAAACTACTCGCACCAACTCTTGAAAGTGCCATGGAAAATGAATCTGGTCGCAATCAAATTGTTTATGGCGTTTTTGAACAAACTGCATTAGAAGATAGTTTAAAGACAAAGTATCCGCATCTAGCAACTCACAAACGAGTTCGTTATAAACGAATTGATCCAGAATATTCTGACGGTGTAGTTTGGGCTCGCGGTATCAATGCGATGCAAATCTATGAAGAAGAGTTTCAGTATCAAATCGATTCTCATATGCTCTTTGATAAAGGTTGGGACAATTATCTAGTTCTTGATTATATGCAAGCCTGTAAAGTTGCAGGACATGATAAAGTTCTCTTGACCTGTGGCACAAAGAACTTTGATCTTGATGGTGATAGAATTACCAAGCATACATTGACTGACGACATTTCAGTCAATCTTGGATACTATCAATTCGATAAGAATATGAGACTTCATGCTCATGGTCCATGGGTTCCTGCTCGAGATGTAGTTGCTCCATCTCGCCACATTTGCGCTGGGAACTTCTTTGCTCCTGCCAAATGGGTCCGCGAGGTTGGATACAATACAAATATCTTCTTCGAAGGCGAAGAGCAGATGTTCGTTATCAGTTCTTTCGTAAAGGGATATAAGATCTATCATATGCGTCGAGCAAAGGTTTATCACTATCTTCGCTCTTCAAATTACGAGACGAAACAAACTGTCAACCCAGTGGCAAATGCACATCGACTTCGAATGAATCAAGAAAGGTCTGAAAAGGAACTCAGCAATTATCTCTATTCTCTCGACGAGGAGCAACTCGAGGCTTTCCGCAAGTATTCGGGTGTCGATTATATAAATAGAAAATTAGAGGAACGAGCACTCTCTAGGCATCTGAAGGCAGATCCGAGTGTAGAAGTCGATTGGGAAGTTCCAAATAGAGAGTAAAGATGAGTGCAATAAAGAGAGCGAAATTTAAGATATATGAATCGGGTAATTGTTCAGTCTCAGCAGAAGGCTGCACGATAACATTCGATAAAGACGCAACCTTTCAATATTTCCCCTCTAACACAATGAATTATTTACTGGCTCTCGCAGGGACAACCAAATGTACGAATGAGGACAATGATGTTTATCTTGCGAATAATCTTTATACAAATACCTGGTCTTCATATATCGAACCATGGGACTATACTAAATCAGTAAATGCAAGTGTTATTGACGGAGCATTTGTTCAGATTACTACCGAAAATGTAACAACTTCTCAGTGTACATTTAAAGCAGCGAATGTTGTTAATGAATCGATCTCTCATACTAGTGATAAGAAAACATTTTTGTTTGTTTACGGAGAGGATTTTCTTGTTAACGGAGAGCAGAAGTTAACAATAAATTCGAGAAAGATATTCGTCGATGTATACCCTGCAGGGAATACTATAACAAAGACGATTACTGCCAATTCTACTCCTGTAACAGTAGTCGTTATCGAAGTAAACTAAAAAGACACCATTCTGCTCTGCGAAACCCCTATTTTATAAATAGAGCAATAATAATAGGATTTCATAAATGGCGCAGTTTATAGAATTGGATCTGGACCAGGGTGCAGATTTTACCGTTGATCTAGACTTGATTAAGGATGATGGCAGTGTTCTGAACATTGCTAATTACTCATTTACATCCTCAATGCGCAAATCATTCTATTCTTCCTCTGTCACAGCGAATTTAACTGTGACAGTCGCAAACACATCAACTGGAAATGTTATATTAAGTTTAAATGCAGCCACTACTTCCAACATTAAGGCTGGTCGTTACTTGTTTGATGTAAAGCAAATAGACAATTCAAATGTTACAACGCGCCTCGTTGAAGGCATTATAACAGTTCTACCGCAGGTAACGAAATGACTACAGTTAGAGTTGCAACAGGTCGTGGCGCACAAGGTTTAACTGGTCCACAGGGTCCATCAGGTCCTCAGGGTGCTGTTGGACCAACAGGTCCTTCTGGTGGTCCACAAGGTCCGCAAGGACCACAAGGTCCACAGGGACCACAAGGTGTTATTGGTCCGCAAGGACCACAAGGACCACAAGGTGTGTTTGGTCCACAAGGACCACAAGGTGTAACTGGACCGCAAGGTCCACAAGGTGCTGTTGGTGCACAGGGTCCACAGGGTCCACAAGGTCCACAAGGTCCAACAGGTCCACAAGGTGACATTGGTCCATTAGGAAATGTTGGTCCGCAGGGTCCATCAGGTCCACAAGGACCACAAGGTTCGCAGGGCGACTTTGGTCCGCAAGGACCGCAAGGTGTTGTTGGTGACGCTGGTCCACAAGGTCCACAAGGTCCACAAGGACCGCAGGGTCCACAAGGTGCTGCAGGTTCTGGTATCACTATTCAAGGAACTGTTGCAAATGTTGGTAATTTGCCAGGCAGCGCAGCTGACGGTGATGCATATATTGTTCTCGCAAATGGACACTTATATGTTTATGATACTGGAACTTCTGGATGGACAGATGTTGGTCCAATTGTTGGACCACAAGGACCAATGGGTCCTCAAGGACCACAAGGTCCACAAGGTCCGCAGGGCGCGACAGGTAGTGCTGGTCCGCAAGGTCCACAAGGTGCTGGTGGACCTCAAGGTCCTCAAGGTGATATTGGTCCGCAAGGACCACAAGGACCACAAGGTGTGTTTGGTCCACAAGGACCACAAGGTCCTCAAGGTCTAACTGGTGATCATGGTCCACAGGGTCCACAGGGTCCACAAGGACCGCAGGGACCACAAGGTGTGTTTGGTCCGCAAGGTCCACAAGGTGTCGCTGGTGATACTGGTCCTCAAGGTCCACAAGGCGCACAAGGTATTCAAGGTTTAACTGGCGATTATGGTCCACAAGGACCACAAGGACCACAGGGTGCTGGTCCTCAAGGACCTCAAGGACCTCAAGGAGGAACAGGTAATACTGGTCCTCAAGGTCCAACTGGTGCGCATGGTCCAACTGGTCCTCAAGGACCACAAGGTCCTCAAGGTTCAACAGGTGATACTGGTCCACAAGGTCCACAAGGTGGAGTTGGTCCACAGGGTCCACAAGGACCGCAGGGACCATCTGGTGCACAAGGTTCTGGTATTACAGTTCTTGGCACCGTCAGTACTGTAGGAAATCTTCCTGGTGGCGCATCAGACGGCGATGCATATATTGTAACTGCTGATGGTCACTTATATGTTTGGAATTCAGGCAGTTCAAGTTGGATTGATGCTGGTCCAATTGTTGGTCCACAAGGACCACAAGGACCACAGGGTCCGCAAGGTTCAACTGGTCCGCAAGGTCCACAAGGTGGAGTTGGTCCACAAGGTCCACAAGGTCCACAAGGTCCACAAGGACCGCAGGGACCACAAGGTGTTGCTGGCGCAAGAACCTATGATGTAACAAATAGTGGCACAAATCATTTTGTGATTGATGGTGCAAACGATCCAACACTTTCATTGTTGCGCGGTTTCACTTATATTTTTGATGTAAATGCATCTGGTCATCCATTCTGGATTCAAACTGTTTCTGGTGCATATAGTTCTGGTGATGTTTATAATACTGGCGTCTCAAATAATGGTGACGATGTCGGTCAAATATTCTTCGAAGTTCCGTATAATGCACCAAGCACATTGTACTATGTCTGCCAAAATCATGCGGCAATGGCTGGTACAATTAATATCAGTGATCTCGGTCCACAAGGACCACAAGGACCACAGGGTCCGCAAGGACCACAAGGACCACAGGGTCCACAAGGTCCGCAAGGTATTGAAGGTCCGCAGGGACCACAAGGACCACAAGGACCATCTGGTGTTTCAAATGTCCCAGGTCCACAAGGTCCACAAGGTCCTCAAGGTCCACAAGGACCACAGGGTGTCGCTGGTCCGCAAGGTCCACAGGGTGTCGCTGGTCCACAAGGTCCGCAAGGTGATCATGGTCCTCAAGGACCACAAGGTCCACAAGGTGTTGAAGGTCCACAAGGTCCACAAGGACCAACAGGACCACAAGGTGTTGCTGGACCACAAGGACCTCAAGGTCCACAAGGACCACAGGGTCCACAAGGCGACGCTTCTACAGTTCCTGGTCCTCAAGGTCCACAGGGTGTATTTGGTCCACAAGGTCCACAGGGTGTTGCTGGACCACAAGGACCGCAAGGTGTTGAGGGTCCACAAGGTCCGCAGGGACCACAAGGTCCGCAAGGTGTTCAAGGTATTACTGGTGAAACTGGTGCTGCAGGTCCACAGGGTCCACAAGGACCACAAGGACCACAAGGTCCGCAAGGTGTAACTGGACCGCAAGGTCCACAAGGACCAGAAGGTCCTCAAGGTCCTCAAGGTATTGTTGGTCCTCAAGGTCCACAAGGTGTTCAAGGTAATCTTGGTCCACAAGGTCCACAAGGACCATCTGGTCCACAGGGCGATGCATCAAATGTGGCAGGTCCACAAGGACCACAAGGACCACAGGGAGATTCAGTTACTGGTCCTCAAGGACCGCAGGGACCACAAGGTGGGCTTGGTCCGCAAGGTCCACAAGGACCACAGGGTCCTCAAGGTCCGCAAGGATTGACTGGTGATACTGGTCCACAAGGTCCACAGGGACCACAAGGTGCTACTGGTCCGCAAGGTCCGCAAGGTCCACAGGGTGTTACTGGCGATACTGGTCCACAAGGACCACAAGGACCACAAGGTGTAACTGGACCGCAAGGACCACAGGGTCCACAAGGTGTCGCTGGACCACAAGGTCCACAAGGTGATACTGGTCCTCAAGGTCCACAAGGTCCGATTGGTTCAACTGGTGATGTTGGTCCACAAGGTCCGCAAGGACCACAGGGTGTTGCTGGACCACAAGGTCCACAAGGTCCGCAAGGTGTTGCTGGTCCACAAGGACCAACTGGTCCAGTGGCAGGGTCTGACACACAAGTCATCTTTAATGATGGTGGCAGTGTTGGTGCGAGCTCGAACTTAACATTTGCAAAAACAACAAGCACTCTCACATCAAATACGATTGTTGCTGCAAATAATGTTGCATATGCAAATACGACTGGAACTGTAAAGGTTGTTGTATACTATAATACAGGAACTGGAACATTAGATACGGTATTCTTGTAATATGGCACTAGCGTTTGAAACATTAGATAATACTGGAATACTACGAGTAAGTGGTATCCTTGACGATCAAGCAGGATCAAGTATTTCTTCAAACGCTGCTTTTTATGGTGCAGGTGAGTTTGATGAAGTAACGATCAGCCCAGTGACGGATGGTCTCGCAAAACGAGTTCATAGTAATGGGCTGCTGCAAGTTGCAAACTACTTTGATGAAATTAGTGTGGTTCAAAGAGGATTAACACTTCAATTAGACTCAGAAGAGAATGACAGTTATCCAAACTCTGGATCAACTTGGTACGATATTGCACCAGGAGCAGCCAACAATGTTACTCTCTATAACAGCCCAACATTTACAAACAGTGCACCAAGATACTTTACATTTAATGGCTCAAATCAATACGGTACGGGCACTGGAAGAGTTCTTGGTGCAAACAATTATTCGAAGCAGGTTTGGTTTTATTTGAATGGATATACTGATAACAATCTATTAAGTAGCAATAGTGGACATTTTTTATATTTCGGTACATCGACAAACAGAGTTTATTCTGGGCATGTAGAATTTACTAATTTTATGGCAAATGGTTCTACTGCAACATTTAATTTAAATACTTGGTATAATGTTGCTGTGACCTTTGATGTTGCAGTCGGTTTTACCTTGTATGTAAATGGTGTACAAGATAGCACCTATTCTTGGACTACAGCATTGTCTGGAGATGGATCGACAAATGTAGCCTGTTTTAGTGCAAATGGAAATCTACTTAATGGAAGAATCGCTCAAGCATTAGCATATAATGTTACACTATCTGCTGATGAAGTTAAGCATAATTACGATCAAACCAAATCACGATTTGGGTTTTAGAGACAAAATAAATACCTTTGGCGTATCATCAGTTTAGAGAACAAAAATGGCAAAATTAAAAGGCGGCTCGCGAATTTACGGTAATGTCACTGTCGATACCAGTGTACTAACCTCAACTGTAAATGCGTCAACTGTAAACTCCTCATCGTTTATTCTAGCAAACGGTGTTGATTTAGTTGTACTCGCGCAAACTGGCGGCACTACTTCGAACGATGCCTATGCGCAAGCAAACTCTGCTCGCGATCAAGCGAATACAGGTTATGGACAAGCAAATGCCGCATATGCTCAGGCAAACACTGCTCGCGGCACAGCCAATGATGCATATGCCCAAGCAAATTCTGCGTATGCTCAGGCAAATAATGGTTATGATCAGGCGAATGCCGCTTATGTACAAGCCAATGCAGCATACGGTCAAGCGAATTCTGCTCGAGACCAAGCAAATACTGCTCGCGGAACTGCTAATGATGCGTATGCAGCCGCAAATAGCAAAGTTGGATCTTCTGGTGATCAAACAATCACTGGTAATGTGACAATTAGTGGTAATCTCGTAGTTACTGGTAATGCTACAACAATCAATGTAAGCAATCTATCAGTCAATGACGCAATCATTCTATTGTCTGCAAACGCAACTGGTGATGCTACTGATATTGGCTTCGTTGGACACTTTGATCGCGGACCAACAGCAACGCATGCTGGTATGGTCCGTATACACACTCTTAATGAGTTTCAAATTTTTGATAATTACGAATTAGAACCAACTAATAATATTATTGATATTGCCAACAACAATTATCGTCTCGGCAATCTTCGTGTTAATACAATTAATGCTAATAGTGTGCTCATTCTTGGAAATGCCGCAGCAACTCAAGCAAATCTAACACTCGCGCACGATCAAGCCAATACTGCTCGCAACCAAGCAAACACTGCTCGCGGTACAGCCAATGATGCATATGATGCCGCTAATACTGCCAACACGAATGGACTCAATGCATATGCTCAGGCTAATTCTGGATATGATCAAGCAAACTCTGCTCGTGGACAAGCCAATACTGCATATGGACAAGCAAATCTATCATATGCCCAAGCAAATACTGCTAGAACAACTGCTAATGACGCTTATGCTCAAGCAAATGCTGGTTATGCTCAGGCTAATACAGCACGCGATACTGCTAATGGTGCATATGAGCAAGCAAATACTGCTAGAACCACAGCAAATGATGCCTATGGTCAGGCAAACACTGCCCGCACAACTGCTAATGATGCTTATGGTGCTGCTAATACTGCCCAAACAACAGCACAAAATGCATATGGTCAAGCAAATACTGCTTATGGACAAGCGAATGACGCTTATGGTCAGGCAAACACTGCACGAACCCAAGCAAATACTGCTTATGGTCAAGCAAATGCAGCATATGCCCAAGCAAATTCTGCATATGCTCAGGCAAATAGTGCTTATGGTGCTGCTAACAATATTATTAGTGGCGCAACTTCTATTACATTGAAAGCATATAAAGATTTCTTGCAAGCCAATACGAATGTTAACGCTGCAAATACTTGCGACTTATCAGTATCAAATTACTTCCGCGCTGTGATGACAGCCAGTGCTCAATTTACCTTTATCAATGCTCCATCTTCTGGTACTGCTCAACAATTCTCATTGTTGATTATGCAAAATGCTACTGGTGGATATTCTCCAACATTTGCGAATACAGTATACTGGGCGGGTGGGTCAATTCCTCCAGCAACGACTGCAGCAAATGCTCGTGACTTGTGGACCTTCATCACTTATGATGGTGGTTCAACATATTGGGGAACTTTGACGATGAAGGATGCGCGATAAATAGATTAAATTATCTTTTGTGAGTTTGTTATGAAAATCCATGTATTGGTAAATCCTCGCAATCCAACAGGGTTGATGAATCGTGTGGACCCATTTGCTGTCCACGCATACAAATATATCAAACATTTATCGCCGCATTTCCATATGATTCATTATGGAGTTCCAGGCGCACAAGTCGATTGCGAGCATATCGATATTCCAACATTACCAAAAGAAATAAAACGATTTAATGAGATTGCTGGCGAAGAAATTCGCAAGAGAGCAAGCGATGGTGATTTGATTGTTTGTTTCTTTGGCGTTGACAATCAACTCGCATGTGAGATGAATCCAAACTGCAAACCAGTTGAACCTTCTATTGGATATAGAGCCAATGGCATCTTTGCGCCATATCGTGTGTTCACTTCATATGCAAATATGCATATGTTTTATGGCGAGCGCGGAATGCTCATGAGCCCTTCTTGGTTCGATGATGTAATTGGTAATCCATTTACAATCAGTGAATTTGAGTACAATGAAAAGAAAGACGATTACTTTTTATTTTTGGGTCGAGTATGCGAAGAGAAAGGTATTCATCTTGCAATTCAAGCAACAGAAAAGAGGGGTAAAAAACTTATCATTGCTGGTCCTGGATCGCTCAAAGCATTGGGATATGAGAAAGTTCCAGATCATGTTGAGGTCTTTGGTGTTGCTGATGCAGAACAACGAAAACATCTATTAAAAAATGCAAAGGCATTGATTGGTTTGACGCATTATGTTGAGCCATTCGGCAATATGATCATTGAGGCTAATCTATCAGGAACTCCTGTGATTACAACTGATTGGGGTGCATTTCCAGAGATTGTTCTTGAGGGACAAACAGGATATCGTGTGCGAGATTTTAAATCCCTATTAACCGCAATTGAGAGTATTGATAAGATTGCTCCATTTGATTGTAGAGAATGGGGATTGAATTTCTCTGATGAGGAGATCCACGAGCAGCATCGTCGATATCTAGAAAAAGTTATAAAGAATAAATTCTATGAATAATCTTTTTATTGTCGGATCCTCAATTCAAACGCGCAATGCACCCTTAACATATAGCCCTGTTCGCACAATCTTTTCGAGCGAAGAAAGATTTCGTCAAACAATCTTTACTGTCAATTCAATACAAGCTGCATTTCCAGAGGCAAAAATAGTTGTTGTTGATTCATCAGACATCTATAAAGAATATCAAGACACATTTCGTTTCTTTAAGAACACTGAGTTTATACCACTAAAAGAATTAGATCAAGAAGCATTTGAAATTGTTAATACGCATCCGAATAAAAGTTTATGCGAATCGTTGTTATTAAATACCTTCTATAAGAAGTTTAGAAAAGAAATAAAACAATATGATTATGTGATTAAAACTTGCGGAAGATACTTTTACTTTCATTTAAATGATGCGCTGTTTAATGTTGAAAATTTAAACAAATTATTTTTCAAACGACCGCTTAATTTCAACTGGGATGATTCTTGGAACTATTCATTTATTGATCGTCGAGCAGAACAAAACAATAATCGCATACATCAATATTGCACGGTGTTATATGCATTCGGCGGCACTCAATTAGATAAAATGATTGATATAAATGAAGCAACAATTCATTTGCTAAATCAAGCCCCAATGAAACATTATGATATTGAAACTTTGTCATATTACTTTACTCGTCCATATGAAAAAGATGTTATTGAAACAGACTGGATAGTTTGCGGATGGGATGGAACTTCTGGTCGATTTATGTATTACTAGGTGAGTTATGAAAACAAATTTAATTGTTACTGACGATTTTTATCAAAACCCAGATGGTGTGCGAAGTTATGCATTGTCTCAACCATTTGAGGTGTCGGGAAATTATCCTGGAGTAAGAACAAAACCATATCTTCCAGACGATCTAAAAGATGCAATTCAAAAAATCATCTTTAATGTTGGAGGGCAGATCACCGATTGGATGGAATATTCTGGCTATACTGGAGCATTTCAAATTTGCACTGCGAAAGATCGCACTTGGATTCATGCTGATAGTTATAATTCTTGGGCTGCTGTGTGCTATCTAACACCGAATGCGCCTCTCTCTGCTGGAACTGCTTTGTATCGATATAAGGAAACGGGCGACTATTTCAGAGCAGATAACACTGCTCCTCATTTTGATGGCTATGACTATACAAAGTGGGATATGGTCGATTATGTTGCAAACAAATATAATCGAATCGTGATGTATCGCGGAAACCTTTATCATGCCTCATTGGACTATTTCGGAAACAATCTCGAAAACGGAAGATTATTTCAAACCTTCTTTTTCAACACAGAATACTAATGAAAATTTTACATGTGATATTTTCTTGCAATCGTTTGCAATACCTAACGAAGACTCTAGATTCTCTTAAGAATCTAGATTATGGAAGTCATGAGGTTACTCGCCTTATCGTCGACGATTATCCAAGAACTCGAAATGACTCAATCTTTCAGTTGCTCGCGAAAACTCATAAAACACTTTTATGGTTGAATACCGAAAATAAAGGTTTATCAGTAACTTGGAGTAACTTTTTTGAATGGCTCAAAACGCAAGATTATGACTATATCATTCATCAAGAGGATGATGTTTTGCTCACATCACCGATTCATATCGATGAATTATTAACAGTTCTCAACTCTGACGAGAAAATTGCATCAGTTGTTTTGCAACGGCAGCAATGGTATTTCCACGAAGAGCCACCGAAGATTGAGGAGACTGATACGAAAATTGAGAAGTTTTATTATAGTAAAAACACTAAAACATTTCCTATCATCTTTAGTTTGTATAGAAAATCAATCGTAGATTACCCATTCAGAGAGTATTGGGGGTTTAATATTAACGAAGGAATGATTATGGTATATCTTGATCACTTCCATCAGATGTATTCTGCTCAACTCAAGGGAACAAACGGGGAAAATTTAATCGAACACATTGGCGAAGAATCTATCGGAAAGAGAATTTTGCAGGGTGAACCGAACTGGGAAAAGTTTGCTCATATGGATCCAGACTTGGTGTATTCCTCTCGAGACGGGAAGTTGATAGAGAACTAAATATACAATAATTAGAGAGGTTCTATCTCAATGGCAAAACCAAGCACTCGACAAGAACTCAAGGATTACTGCCTTCGCAAACTTGGGTTTCCAGTAATCGATATTAATGTCGACGAAGATCAATTAGAAGATCGTATCGATGACGCGCTGCAGAAGTATCGCGACTTTCATTACGATGGCACTGAGACCACATATCTCGCTCACAAACTCACGAATGCAGATATCTTAAACAAGTATGTGCAGCTCGCCGATTCAATCGTTGGAGTTTCGAGAGTATTTCCATTTACTGGCTCTACTCAATCATCAACTTCATCTGCTGGATTTAACATCTTTGATATCAATTATCAACTTCGCCTCAACGATTTCTATAATTTAACAGCCTCCTCATATACTTACTATGTTATTGCCCGCGAACATCTGTCAATGTTAGACATGATCGTTACTGGAGAAATGCCATATACCTATAATAAAAAGACAAATAGAGTGCATGTGCAAACTGGCTGGAGCGGTAAATTTATTCCTGGGAACTATATGTGTTTTCAAGCAAATCGCATAGTAGACCCAGAAGTTTATAGCAAAGTTTTTGATGACACTTGGTTAAAGAAGTATGCAACTGAGTTGTTTAAACAACAATGGGGAACAAACTTAAAGAAATACGGCAACTATGTTCTTCCTGGTGGACTCGTGATTAATGGGCAAACCATTTATGACGAAGCATCTGTTGCAATCGAAAAACTAGAGATCGATCTTCGAGATGTCTACGAAGAACCACCTCAAATGTTAGTGGGCTAAAATGGCAACATCTGTTTACTTCAACAATCAAAAGGCTACTGTTGAACAGCACCTTTTGGAAGATTTGATTATCGAATCAATCAAAAATCATGGAATAGATGTTTACTATATTCCAAGAGATTCTCAATCATCCATCGATGAACTCTTTGGTGATGATCCAGTCAAAACATTCTCACAAGCATTTAAGATTGAGATGTATCTTGAGTCATTCCAAGACTACGAAGGCAATAAAGAATTCTTCGGAAAGTTTGGTCTTGAGATTCAAGAAACTGCAAAATTGTGCATGGCAAGAAGAACATTTGAAAGATATGTCACCTCTGCATCAAAAGTAACTAGCAATGTTCCGAAAGAAGGTGATCTAATTTATCTTCCTGTGCAATTTAAATTGATGGAAATTAAATTTGTTGAAGAAGAAAAGAACTTCTTCCAGTTAGGTAAAGATGCTCGAAACCCATATATGTACGGGTTAACTGTCGAAGCGTTCAAGTATAATGGCGAGTATTTGAATACAGGTATGTCAGAGATCGATCGCATTGCTGATAAACAGGCAATTGCTACAGACTATGTGGTATCCTCTGGCGGCACTGGAACTTACACACCAGAAGAGTGGGTATATCAAGGATCTTCTCTA